AATTTTAAAACTAATGAAGCTATAAAAAATGAATTAAAATTAAAATTCCCAGGTGTACCTTCAGACATTGAGTTTGATGTAGAATTATTAGACGAAATGCTGCCTTTAAAAGCAGGAGAAATGAGTGAAGCTCAAAATAGCTATCAGTTACAAGTTTTAGAAGATTATTTACGATACAAAGAATATGCAAATCAGTTACGTAATCTACAAACTGTAAATGCGTACGATAAAACTAAATTAAAAAATGGAGCGGAAGTTATTTATTTAGAAGCTTTAGCTGAAGTAGTAAAAGAAGATGAGTATTTTACAGACTCTGTTAGATTTGATGAAAATGACATACTAAAAGAAAACCCAATCCCTACTTTTGAAAACAAGATTGTAACAGAATCTATGTTAGATCCTATTGAACGGGTGTTTAAAGGAACGGAAACGCTATTTAAAAATGTAGATTTAAAAAACAGTAAAAAAGAAATTAAAGGATTTTTTAAAACAATAGCAAAAGATTTAATAAGAGACGGTAAATCTCAAGAAGATATAGTTTACACTTTAAATAAATTTGACAATTTTATGCTTGCTGACATAACGCATGGAGCTAGAATTAAAGGTGTAGAAATTAGAGAAATGGCACATGATCTATTTAGAGGAAACGAAAGTTTACCTAAAGCTATATTAAGTCTTCAGAATAGCGGTGAATCTAATAACTTAGTTATAAATAATTTATTACCTCTTTTAGATCCTCATCATCCAGCATCTTTTAAATCAAGTACTGATAATCTTAAATTAGTAGCTAGAAAATATGACAGCTACGATTTAGATCAATTAACTTTTGCAATGGAAGAGTTAAAAGAAACTAATCCAGAGATTTACAATAAGTTATTAATATTTAGTATATTACAGTCTGGATTTGATTTTAATCCTAACTCGTTTAAACAAATTATACCAGGAAAAGATATTTTAGATATTACAGAAGACGCATTTGCAGCGGTAAATAGAATGCCTAATTACGCAGTAGATCTTCCAACAGTGTATTCAAAATTTATAAGTAATAATTGGGATAACAGTAAAATTGTTAAACAAGTTTATTTAAATCAAAAAAAGGTAAAAGAAATAGAAAAAGACTACTTACCAGGAAACTCATATAAAGGTGTAAAGTATGTGACAGTGCACGCAAAAATTGGAGGGAAAGACTCTGATGTATACCAAAGTAATTTTTACAGATTTGAACCAGTGCTTGATAGTGATGGAATTCTAGATCTTAATCAATCAGGATATAGGAGATCTCCTAAAATGGGGAAAAGAAATCAACTTATAGAAACAGGAAATACTAGTTTATTGCCTGCAAATATAAATCCTGTGCCTTATTCATTTGCTAAAATATTTGATAAAACTGAATCAGAAAAAATTATTTCTAGAGAAAAAACACTTCATTTAAGTACGCCAGAGTCAGAACTAACACCTGGTAGATACGTTCTTGCAGATGGTACAAAAATAAATGTTATATCTTTACAAGACAAAGTCAAAATTAATACTTTAATAGCCAATAAGGTTTTATTAAAAGCTGCAGAAATTACAAATAAAACACAACTAGCTAAAAAAGCTGGATTTAATGATTACGCTCATATGGCGGAAAATTTAAAAGGGTTTGTTAAAAATAGTTCACCTGCTGGCTTTTTACAAATTCAAGTAGAAGAGACAGGATCAGCTATCTTTGAAGACGAATTCGCAGATTTAGCTGAGTTCACACAAGAAGAGCTTTTAGAAGATTATGCTCAACCTATTATAGAAAATATTAATAAAGAATCCCAAGAATGTTAAATTATGGCATGTAGAATAGAACGAAATAGTCAAGGTGAAATAGTTAAAGCTAACACAAAGTACGGACAAGAATCTGATCTTTACAATGATCTAAATTCTGTTTTAGGGGATCCTGAGATAGCGTACGCAGCATATTTAACTGCGGCTAACAAAGGAGCCTCTATGGGGCTTAGAAATGAGCCTGAATTCCAAGGGCAAGTTGTTCAAGATGTTGTACAAGAAGTAAACAGAAATTATGCTACTTGGGATGCGATAGCTAAAGAATTACGATTTACTGAAACAAACAGAGATCTGTCAGATTCTTTGCAGCACTTTTTTGATAAAGCAAATATAAAAGTAGAACTAGTTGATAATCTAAAAAATGAAGATGGTACTCCATTGAGTGCGGTAGCTTTAGCTGATTTAACTAACAGGGTTGTGCAGTTAGGAAATGGAGCAGATGTGTCTGCACTTTCTGAAGAAGCATCCCACTTTCTAGTAGAAATGCTACGAGCAGAAGGTAATCCCTTGTATAAATCTATGTACAATAAAATTGAAGAGTACCAGGAATACAAGCGTATAGCAAATCCTGATAGTTTTTATTATAAAAAGTACAATGGAGATACAGATCTATTAAAGCGAGAGGCGATTGCCAAAGTCGTTAGTGAGCACTTAGTTTCTGGTAATGTTAAAAGTGAAAGCAAAGAAAAAGTTTCAAGATTGCAGCGATGGTTTGATCGAGTCTTAGCTTGGTTAACTAATAAAATGCAAGCTATTCGTAAAGACCCATTTACTGAAGCAGCTTTAACTATTATGAATGATAACTTAGAGCAAGTATTACGCGCAGACCCATCAAATATAGTAGTGTCTGGTACTTTTTATCAGCAAGATTCTTCAAAGTCAATTGTAGATAAATTACGAGAAGAAGCAAATAATTGGGAAGAAGCTGAACTAACGATTGCAGACGTAAGTAATAAAGATTTTAAAAAATATTTTACTAAAGTAGCTGGAGAAGATTTAACAATTAATAGATATGTAGGTAAAGGTATTTATGCAGGTAAAACTTTAAAAATAAGACCTTCAGATGAAGGATCACTTAAATTTGCAAACAGAAGCAAATCTAGATATGTAGACAGTAAAGATCAAGCTAGATACGATCAAAACGCTGAAATGAGAATGGAAATGGGAACTAAAGGGCATTTAGTAATGCAAGCTTTAGTTAATAAGCATTTTAATAACTCTAATCAATCTTTGAATGCAATTATGGCTAGCGGAGCTGGATCTAGCTTTACAGCAAGTCAATTAAAAAAATTAAATAAATCTGTAGAGTATACTAAAAGACAAATTAAAGCACAGCAAGATGCTATTAATAAAAAGAATGGCACTAAAGGTGAGGCTACAGTTATTTCAGAGCAGTTTGTTGCAGATTTTAAGTCTGGCGTTGGGGGTACAATTGATTTACTTGTAATATATAGTGATGGATCAGCTTCTGTGTATGACTACAAATTTAAATCTCCTAAATTTGGTCAAGGTAAATACAGTACTGCTGCGTACGGCGCAAAAGGTAAAATCGATATAACAGGTGATATGTATGCATCTTCTTTAGAAAGCTATGATTTACAGTTAGGGCATTATAGAGATATTTTAATGTCAAAATACGGAGTAACGAAAATTAGGCAATCTAGAATTATACCAGTATCAGTAGTGTATGCTAGAAACAAACAAACTGGGCTTTTAAAAGACTCTATATCAGATTTACAGGTGTTTACTGGAGAAGATTTAGATAGCTCATATTTAGAGCATATACCTGTAGCACATGAGATGACAGAAAGTCAATCTATAAATGCAGTATTATCTAAAGAGTTTGCAAGATATAGAATGCTGTCTTCTCGTTTAGAAAGAGCAAAATCCGATGAGTACGAGTCTATCAAGACTAGAATGGGAGTGTCTCGTAATATTATAAAACAGCTGCAAATTAATAAAAATGTAACGACTGGGTTAACTGAGGCGTACAGGATCAAAAACAGAGCAGAAAAAGGCATGTTTGAGATTGAGGAATACATCATTAAAGATGGAAAAGAAGTGCCAAATGAAAAATACATTAGTGATTCTGAGCTAAGAGAAATGTATATTGAATTAAAGCATTTTCAAGCTTTTACTACTTTACCAGATATTATAAAAAGTCTTAAAAACAGTAAAGGAAAGCAGGCTGCTAAAATACTTGAAGAGATGACAAATGGTACTGCACAAATAGGTAGAACTATTGTTAATTTAGAGCAAATTATGCTAGATCGTATGGATGAAAAAGCCAAAAATAGAGGTATAAAGAATTTTAAATACAATAGATCAGGAAGCGTAATGAATAAATTTTTATCTGCTGGATCTGTATCAGATCCTTATAGTAGATACATTCATGAAGTTAATCAAGAAATGAAAGGTTCTATGATTAAATATGAAAAACGTTTAGCTCAAGAAATTGCTGAAAAAGATGCTATACTTAAAGAATACGCAGAATCTCAAGGATTAACTTTGCAGGACGGATATGAAATGCTTATTAATCCTAACAATAAAAATCTTTACGCAAAGTATTCTTCAGAGTATTATGAAGACAAGAAAACTGCAATAGAAAAAAACGATATAGCTTGGATGAAAAAGTACCATACTATTAATGATGAGTATTATTCTAAAGAATTTAAAAATATGCAAAAAAGAGCATATCAAAGAATTCAAAAAGATTTTTCAGGTAATAAAGATAAAATTGCAAAAGAAAAAATTAAATGGAATCAGAATTACGATGTTAAAAATTATAAAACAGCTTGGGTCGGAGTTGGAGGTAAGTTATTTTTAAATAAAAGTGACGCTTCGTCAATATACGTTACACCTGAATATAAAAAAATAGCACAAATTCCTGCATTAAAACAATATTACGATTTCCATCAACAAAAAATAAAAGAGTTTAGTAAAAGATATGGTAAAAATTTAGGAGCTACATTTATACCTAACGTACATAAAAGTCTGACAGACTCAATACTTGAATCCGGAGATGTACTTGGAAACTTAAGCCAATCTGTAAAAGATAAATTGCAAATTAGAGAGCATGATATGTCTTTTGGACTATTAGATTTAGATGGAACTCATATTAGAGAAATACCTAGATTATTTGTAGCAGAATTACGTGACTCTAAAGGAGAAATAGATAGAAACTTAAGATCTACAGAATTAGGAAGATCTTTATACCTTCTTGGTAGAGCGTCTATGGAATATGAGCACAAAACAGGCGTTGAAAGTGAGCTTTTAATGATTGAAACTTTACTTAGAGACACTGAGCTTTTAAAAAATGTGAAAGAAGATACTACAGGTGGTACCATTAAACAAGCGTTTAATATGGTTCAACGTGATATTCAAAAAAACACAAACTTAGAGAAGTTTACAGATATGGTTGACAACATGTTGTACAATCGTTCTTTAAAAACTGAAGATAAAGAGTTTACAGTTTTTGGTGAAAAATACAGTAGAAATAAAACATTATTAGCAATAAAAGAATTTGCTAGTATTAATGCATTAGGTCTTAGATCTCCTGTGGCAATAGGTGCGTTAGGTGCAGGTACAATGAACGCTTACGGGCAGGCAGCTAAAGGAATTCACTTTACTACAGAGCAGTTGAACGAAGCTACAAAATTAATTGTTTCTGCAGACCCTAAAGTGCGAGCTGCAATGGAATATTACGAAACTGCTGTATTAGATGTGTCTCAACGTAGAGGTGAAAAGCTAGCTTCTACTCTTAGAGGTAAATATATGACATCTGATAGATGGTTTGAGATGTTAGCTCAAGCAGATATGCTCGTTGATTCCGCAGTAACAATTGCAATGATGAAAAATCACGGTGTAGACGAAAAGACTGGTAAGTTAACTAGACTAAAAGAATTACCTGAAGGAGCAGTGTCTTTATTTGATTCAATGACTTTTGAAGAAAATAAAGCGTGGTCTCCAAATTCTGCTGTCGACAAATACACTGTAAAAATAGGTATTGACACAGACAAAGCTTTTAATAACTTTAGAGCGCGTGTTTCTAGAATGGGTAACAAGATTAAAGGTACTACAGGGGCAGGAGAAATAAATACAGCAAACATGAACTTACTTACTAGGTTCTTTATGCATTATAGATCTTGGTTACCAGGTATTGCTTTTGAAAGGTTTGGTAATTTACGTATGGATCATGTTATGGATCATTGGGATCAAGGAACTTGGAAAAGTATGTGGAAAAATATAGGCCCTGAGAGTCAATTTGATAGTTTTGGGCAAGTAGTAAATACTGAAATAGCTATAGTTGAGTCTTTGGGTGTTGTAGGAGCAGATTTATTAAAGATTGGTCTAGATGTAGCTACGTTTGGATTAACTAGTTCGTACGAAATAAAAGAGACCCGAGCTAGAGAAGAATTTGAATTACATATTATAGATAATATTGAAAACGAAGAATATGCTTTTGAAAATGACGAAGCAAAAGAACTTGCATTCAATAGGTTTATAGACATGAAACGAGGGAATATAAAAGGAGCTCTTGCTGAAATACGCCACGTAATTTTATTAGCTCTAATGTGTGCTATGTTAGGCGCAGACTGGGATGATGACGGTAAAGTTGATATACGTCAATCTTTTGCAGGTAGAAAAGTTCATAATATATTAAATAGAGTTTATAGAGAAGTTGCTGTATTGTTAGATCCTAGAGAAATGACAGGACCTAGAGCATCAGGATTACCTATTTTAGGATTAGCAAACGGTTTAATTAGATGGTCTGATAATAGTATTGACGAAATAGGAGATTATTTCTTTGGTGAAGATATGGGAGGAGATAAAGTAGATCGATTTCACTATAGTTGGCAATTTGTTCCTGGAGCAGGTGCATTAGCAAAGTTTTTAGAAGCTAGTAAACAATTTAAATACTCATCGTACTAAAGCGGGGCAAAACAAAAAAGGGGCAATTAAGCCCCTTTTTGCAATCTATTAGTTACTATCTGTTATCAAATTGTTTATGATTGTTTAAAACATATTGTATAAACATTAAATTACACATTGCGTGTCCAATGTGAGATTTACCACTTTCAGAGTCTAAATCTTCTCCTTTTTGAAAGGCGATAATATGTCTAAACAAGCTCCCTAATAACTCAGTTATAAGTTGACCTTTTTTCCAATTATCTCTAGAATATTTAGTTTCTCCAAACATTAAAACCTCAACAAGGGGTTCAAGAGATTCGAAATCAATTTGATCCCACTCCAGTTTACCCTTATTGTGTCTATCAGCATACCGTTGTTCATTTGGCCACTCTTTTGATCGGTTTATTACCCCAGGCTCATCTGTATAAGGTACAGTTTTTTTAGCAATAAGGTCATATTTATATCTTACAAAGTTTTCTTCTGACATCTGTATGTGTTTGAATTAAAAGTTTCGTTTTCAAAATTAATTATACTTAGCAGTTCTGCATCTTCATGTAGTTTAATACCTAATTTAAAGCTTAAACGTTCACGACGTTTTTGATCTTTATATAAGATTTGCCCTATTTCACTATTAGACGTTAATCCATGAAATGTTAAGATGTCTTTTTTATACTTAGTAGATAGTTTAGAGTACCCACCTTGTATAAAGTGTGTATAATCTTCTTCACAATCTGAAGGTATATCAAATACAAACATAACTGTTTGTGTATCAGGATCATATGTTTTTCTAAAATTTGGGAATTCACTAAGTGTTTTCTCAAATTGTATAAACATTGGGTCTCCTGACCATCTATACAATAATGCAATGCAATGTGAATCATTATCTGTAGCGATAAAACAATTCATAAATAATCTATCCCAAAAAAAGCTGCTTCTTGATCCACCTAGCATTGGAAATAAAAAAGTAGAAGATTTAGTTTTCTTAGCGGTAGATAATAAATATATGGTTTTCCCATTTATTATTTTCTCTTCGATAATATTAACTCTATATCTTTGCTTTTGAACCTCCAAAGTTAGCCCCAGCTCTATTGAGCTAGTGGGGCTTTGTAAGGAAATTATCTTTCCATTCTCTACTTGGGGGGTTAGAACTTTGGTTCCGCCTGTAATACTAAATGATAATGCATCAGTAGGCGTGTAGATTAGTTTATCGCAAGTTACTGCCATAGCTCGGAGTCTTTATTGGTTTCAAATTTATGTAGCACTAGCTCTGGTAGCTTGATCCCGGTTTCTCTTTCGAGTTCCTCCTCAGTTTTGAGGATGTAGACCAATCTGAATGTCTCTGTAAATTTAAGAATTCCTTCGTGTATACCAAATTTTTCTATATATTTATTTAGTACAATTTTAGGATAATCTCCCATACATTCGTCATTCAGCCACAGTGCGGCTGTCTTTTCACCAACTTTCGGTATTCCTGGTATCCCATCTGTAGGGTCACCCATAAGCATTTGCTTCCATAAGAACAGTAAGCCTTCCGCAGGGGTAGTCTCAATCCATTCCGCTGTTCGATAATTATAATGCTTGCCAGGCAGCTGTTTTAACACATCTTTATCTGGACTACACACTACAATCCTTGCCGAGTCAGGTGGATTGTGTGCATACATGCATACTAAGTCATCAGCTTCTACTTCTGTTAAATACGTACATTTCCAAGTTTGTTGTAAATATTCTTTTAATGCATAAAATATAATCGGTCTGTCTGTCTTCTTACGGTTTCCTTTGTATTTTCGTGTTTCTGCTCTATCATATCTAAAGCACCTTCCTACTGTCAAAAATCCAGCAAAATCAGTGGCTTTAGTCTCTCTTAGGATAGTTGTCATCCTATCATCAATACCTGCTATAGCTTCTTCTAGAGTAGGCTTGTTCATTTCAAAATAAATCAAGCTGTCTGCATCTATAAGAGCTGTAGTCGTTGAAACCTTTTCCATCTCTTCTAATTTTAAAGTAAAGATAAAGGGGCACTAGGCCCCTTCATCAACCAATTTAACACACAGTTACAAAGCATTCAGCTCAGCGACTTCCTTGTCAACTTGAGCTTTGCTTTCTAATTTTACCTTTACTGCTTCTGACCTCATTTCTTGCCACTCGGCATCAGTCATAGCTGCATAGGTTGAACTGTGATAAATCGATCCATTTACTCCTGCAAGAGAAGAATGAACAAAGTACTGCTTGCAACGTATAGCACCGTCTACATCATCAGGCACTGCACCAATGTGCATTGGATCCGCAAATATATTGTGGATCTCACCTGAATAGAACGCGATATACTTAAGGCCACCAATATGAAGACCTTTTACGCAAGACTGATTGTCATTGGTATTAACTTGGCTCCATGAAGCTAAGCTGTGTGTACAACCAACTTTGATGAAATGCCCTGGATTAGCAAATCCATTGTCGCCAATACAAGAGAAACTATCTCCACCTGAACCCATCATTGCAGGTTCAAATAAGCGGTCTTCTACGTGCTCAGGAAGGCCATCTCCTTGTATTTCACCAGTATCAGGATTGAACGTACGAGCGTAACGATCTACTTGCTCCCCTGTTTCTGTGTCATACTTATGCATAACCTCTTTAGATACTTTGTAACCATTAAGAAGACCCTCACGAGTAATCTTCATTTGATACATAGTAGCACGAGCAGTAGCAATTGCTTCACTTAGACCTTGCTCTTCCATGAGCTCTTCTTTGAGTTTAGGGTGCACATACTGCATATTAACAAAGTTAAAGAAGCGATTAGAGAAATCTATTCCTCTATCACATTCAGCTTTCTTTGCTAATATAGGATTACGCAACCATCTGGTCCACATTTTAACAAGTGGTTCAAATGATACGCCTTTATCAATAGACTCAAATATTCTATCTACCAATGCTTGAGGCATAGGAATAGAAGAAACAACTCCTTCACTCTTAAGGAAGAACTCGCCTGTATTCTTGTTTACATGAATGTAAGCACATTTTGACTCTACTGTTTTAGTATAGTCTACAACACATAGCTCTGCAAACTCACTCATAATGGTTTTGTAGTCGTCCATGGTTGTTACTGAAGATGCTTCGTCAGCAAGTTGCATCATTGATGCATAAGTTTCTTCAGTGTACTGCACTGCAAATGGTGTTTCACCATAAGAGCCGCAGATTTTGTCGTCGATAACGTTAATTGTGATCATGTGTTAATTGATATTAAATTGGTTACTAATTTACGAAAATTTAAGAAGATGCGCAACTATTGTGCGCTATCTTCTTCTAATTCAGGGGTTTCTGGTAAAACATCACTGACGTCCCACTCATCTTTCCCTTTGCATTTCAAATAAGAGATTATTTCTTTCTCTAATTCTGGGCTAAGAGCTTTCTCTCTACTTATACCCTCTATAGCAGAAAGTAAATGCTTAGTGTCTTCTGAAAATTCTAGTATGTTATTATACATATCTAAAATATTTAGATTAACTGCAACAGTTTCTCCTATGTCTGAAAGAACAAATAACTCAGTACTCTTCGCACTAATTAGTTCAGCTGCATTAGCTTCACCTTCTACTTGCTTGCAATATATTTGAAAATCCATAAGCTTTTGAGCTTGTGCAAACACATCAGTTTCGTCTAGATTTCTATGACGATAATACTCAAAATTAGATTCTCTAGCTTTTAAGACTAAATCGTAGATCTCTTTAAGCCCAGGATTAATGTTAATAAAGCTCGATAAGAATCCAGCATCAGAAATTTTGTCTAATTTTGTCGCTGTAAACCACTTAATCATTGATTCATCCATAGTATATCCTCCTTTATCATTTACTTGTAAGAAGAATTCACTAATGTGTTTACAATTTGGATTCTTCTTGATGTATTTAACTTTATTTTCACTTACTCTGATTAACTGTGGTGTATCCCATGCTCGAACTGCTTTGGCAGTCCAGTCATGAAATTTACCTTTGTCTTCCCCATATGATATTCTAAGAGAAACGGCTGGTTCTTCATAATAAAATACTGGCTGATTTTGACAGCTATCCCAAGAAGACCAACTGTTATCAGGGTAAACTTCTTTAAAAGTAGGAGCTTGCACATGCATAACTTTAGCTGCTAGGTGCATTAGATCTTCATCCGCTTTAGTGCAATAATAAATACGAGACTCGCTTTCCATAAGATCTTTGGCCTTTGGCTCTATCTTGTCAAGGGTGTACTGTTTATCATCATTACGACTTTTGTCAAATCTAAGAGAATATGCAACCATACGTTTCTCTATTTCACGACGCTCTGCAGGAGAGATGTCGTCAAACTTAGATACTTCCATAGCTTGCTCTTCTTCTGTAGTGAACTCCGTAGTCCAGTCTTCAGGTACTACTACATCATCATAAGAATGATAAAACTCAGACTCTTTAAAGTATTTAAGTACAGCTGCACGTTTACGTGAGACTCTACTTTTCTCTTTAATTAGTGCAAGCTTAGCTTCTCCTTGAGCTATAGCAATTTTACCGTCAAACTTAGCATCTAAGTCTTCTAGAGTAAATACTGAAGGACGACATTCTTGGTCTCCACCTTTAATAAGATATGCATCTGTCAATCTATTGAAAGATACATTCTCTTTAAAGTAGAAATGCATAGGATCTATACCGCCCCACACTACTAATTTGTCATCTCTTACAGATTTAAACTTACCTTTCTCAACGTCATATAAAAGCTTAGTAATCTTAAATCCTTCGAATAATTTAGTTGGTATAGCGTATCTAATTCTCTTGTCTCCAGGGAACGTAGGGCTAATCATGTCTTTATCTATAATATTAGATAATTTGTTTAGAACACGATTCTCACTACGAGCACCACTAACAAGCGCACGAGTCTTAGAAATCCAGTCAACAAAATCTGTAGTGTTTAGCTCTTCCTGAACTACATTAGTAGCCTCTATCGCAGCTTTCTTGATAATACCCTGAACATAGTTTTTAGTAGCTTCATTCCATATTACCTTCTCACGCGACGGAGTTACGTCAACACCTTCTTGTATAACTGTTTCTACGCCATTGTCATCTACTACAACTTGCCTCATAGGACATTTAAATGCAATAGCGCCATACAGTTGCTCCATTTCTAACTCTCGGAAATCTATGTGACCATAGTTAATACCTGTTTCAGCTTTAGGATTCTTTACTACAAGTATATGCGGTTTAGAATACGTATAGCCATCACTGATAATAAGATGATCTGAAGAGTATATTACTTCATTTTTAAAGTCAACTTCTTCGGTCCATCCACTTTCGTGTAAAACTGTAAAGTTAACATTATTCAAATAATTTAATTGCTCTTCTACAGCTTCCTTGTACTTACGTCTATTATGTTTCTTGGTTCTGAAGCTTACTTCCGTGTAATTCTTAGAGTCCGATTCTTCATAATATACTTTAGTACCATCTGAGAATGTAACAAATGGGTTTTGTTTACCTGCTTCTACATTAAAAGCTGGTATAATGAAATCTGTCTTGTAATTGTAGCAATTACATTTAAATCTCATTCCGTTGTAGACAGTTTCTATAGTGTAGAAATCTACACCTGTAGACAATGCTGCTTTAGCACCTAAGCCAAACGCACCAAAGTTCTCTGATGTGTTACGCTTAGTAGAATATCCTAATTCTAGGACACCTTCTAGTCTGCGTGCACCAATACCTACGCCGTAGTCCATTATTGCAAATGTATCACAAAATCCTGTACCTTCTTTTTCAGTATAAGTCAAGTCTACAGTGTTCTTTACATGATCTAAGGAAGCAACATTGTAATACTCTATATTAAAGTTACTGTCTTCGTACTGTGCGCCTCCACGCGTAATGTAATAGTCTTCTGGCTTCTTCTCTCCGCTTAGTATCTCTAGAGCTATCTCCTTTTCCCTCTGTGAATCACAAGCATTAGTTGTAAGTTCACGTATGGTACTCGGAATTGGCATAGAGTACTGTGTTGATTGAAGAATGTCAAAGACCATTCTCTTTGCTCCTTCGTTGATCTTTTTCTCGATCCCTTTAGAGCCTTTAATCTGTGTGTCAATAGTTTTTATACTCATCTTAATTTGTTATTTAATAAATTAACATACTCTTGTTGATATTTTGTTAGATAAGATTCTGGCATAGGTAACACTTTTTCTTCAGCATGATTAGTTGTCCAAGAGATGTTACCAGGAAAGTACTTAACTTTACCTGCTTTAGCCTCATCTAAAAACTTTTGCTGGGCAGAAGCTGTAAATCCAGCCCACTTAGGTATTGTATAATACCAAGCTTTACGATCAACTCCTTCTTCTGTTGTGTAACCATTACCTTCCCATCCCCAAAACATAGCAAAAGAAAAGCCGTTGTGTTGAACAACGGCTATAATGTCTCCTCGCTGGAGAGCATTTACTCTTTCATTTCTTGTCATAATTGTTGTACTAATTCTAAAACTTCTTTACATTGCTCCCTATTTCTAGGCATAAATAGAACGTACGTCAGGCTATTCTCTTTCAGATGCTTTTTAAACAACTTCCATCTCAAAGGGAATGACTCGTTAGCGTATCCTTTTGTCTCGATTATCCACTTACCGTTAGGATCTACAAAATCAGGAGTGTATGTAATAGGTCGTATTTTACTACCCTTATTACACAACTTAGCTTTTGTTCCTTCATAACATGCTTGTGGATATACCATACCGTCAAATACAGTAAATGTATGCTTTTCGTAATCAACTTTAATCTTATTGTCGTCGAGCATCTTATACATATGCTTTTCTAAAAGAGATTGAAATTGAATTCCTTTGTATACATTTTTTTTGGCGCTTACTTTAACTTTTCCTTTCTTCTTATAACCCATTTGCTACAATATTAGTTTGGAAATTACCTTCATACCCTCTGTCTTTACTCCATATATGGGCTTGACCTACACGCTTGGTGCCAACATAAGCTTTATTCTTATGCCACTCGTCATTACCACATATAGATGGAATAAACCTGACTTTAGTTCCCATAAACTCATTAAGCATCTCCTTGTGGTAATGCCCTAAATGTGCTTCTCGGAATGTAGTCTGGCTCCACATGATTGGTTGCTCCGTAGCCATAAGCAAAGGGATTTTATCCGCTTTAACTTTATCGCCATGAAAATGCAATATCATGTTTGTTCCATACTGATAGTATTTACGTTCTTCTAAACTATTATCTACTGTAATATTTGGATTGTTTGAAAACTTAGCTTCAAGCAGGTCACCTACATAGAACATACGTTCATAGTCATGGTTACCTTGCACTATAATCACATCTACTGGTGCGTATTGTGAAAGATACGTAATTGCATACTCCATTAACTGCCAATAACCACGGAAAGACTCTCGCCATCCCATATAGTCATCTTGAGGCGTACCTGCAGTAGTTGTTTTACGTAATCCTTCAGAATTCATCCCGTCGTTACCAATTGGAAGCAATATTCTGTCTACATGCAATCCTCCTGCCTTAGATATAAGGTTTGTTAAGACTTTCATGTAGTCATCTATTAACTTCTGTGGACCTTCCCCTGACACTTTACCATAATGTATGTCCGGTAATGATATTTCTAACATTACTGGGTCTTCTGGAAGAGCGTAATCTATTGCATCAACTTTAGGGGCATCTTCTTTTACTAGATCTATGAACTCTTGTTTCATATTTCCGAATTCATGCCATTGATTTTGAGTTACAACAGAGTATCTTTGATCACCATTAGCCGCTTGCCAAAACTTAACAGATTTTACATCTGCCATAGTAAGGCCATTTGACTCTAAGTGCTCTTTAAATTCTGGGGCATTCACATTATCGTTAGAATTAACGCCTAATGCTTCTCGACGTGCAGCGTGTGCTACTGTTTCTGGTACTTCAAATTTCTCTGCTAACCAGGCTGATCCTTTTTTCAAATAGCCTGTACGTTCTCTTAAAAATTCAACTATCTCCTCTTTGTTCATCAATTATCTGATTTAGTATAGAGATGTTTGTATTCTGAACTAGGTCAGATGGATCTTTCGATTCATACTTACTAGGAATACACACATTTATTAGGCCATACTTCATACAGATCTTGTTGCCCATCATCTGTCCCGGATTGGTAGCTTTATCATAATCATTATCATAAAGCACTAAGATTTTTGCAAATCTCTCCTTAAGACTCTCTATTAGTTTCTCTGCTGGTATTTGCATCTCGCTTTGCATAGCAATTGCGGGATACCCTGCAGAATATAGAGTCATGATGTCTTTTAACGAAGATGTTAGAATAACTAAATCACCTTTTTCAGGTAATTGATTCCAACCTTGAGTGTCTACTGCTTTAACATTGCTTGTCCATTTGCGCTCTGTTTCTTTTGGTGCGTAGATTTTAAATCTTTGACCAAACTTATATGCGTAAGTGATTGTTTTACAGCTGAATCTGTGTTCGTTGACCCAATAATAATCTATAGGTTCAACGCCAAATTTAACTAAAATATCTTTACTTATATAATATTTGGACCAAAACTTTGCATCCTCCTTATTCCACTTACGACGTTTCTTACGTATAAGCGTAAGTTTTTCTATAAGATCAGGTTGTTTTTGTTTAACACCCTGATTACCCATAGAGAATAATCCTTCGTCTTTAGTATAAGAAAGTCCCAAAGCAAAATCTCTGTCTACCATACGTAGCGCAGTAATCCAGTCACATGTGTATGCAGCCTGAATATATCTGAAGCAGTTAAAGGTATGTTCTGGATGACCGTGATCCTTGTATAACAAGGCGTTCTTCCATACATATATAGCAGCGGTTGGAGTATTGTCTTCACGTAACTCGCTACAGAACTTTTTGTTAAGCTCTTTAAACCCTCTGATATAATACCTGAAAATGTCATACTCAGTAATTTTACTAAGTATGACATCTGTATGCAGGTAATCATCACTACTTCGTGATGCAATCATTAAAACGGAGAGTCGTCGTCTGTACTGCTAAGAGGCTTGTCTGGCATAGTCCAATCTTCATCCTCTTTCGAGTCAGGAGTAACCAAATTAATGGTTGGGTTATGCGTACCCCATGCTAAGTCAGCGTTAAAGTCAGCGTTGAACGATCCATAGTCGTCGTTTAAGTTACGAACAAAGAAATCATCACGTTGAGGTTTAACACGACCAAAGTGCTTAGTGTATACAGTTTGGTACTTGTCATCTTTAACACCTACCAATACACGTACTTGGTTGTCTTTCAACACATTAACAAGAGCTTTAATCTCGGATACGTCACCGTTAGAGATTTTCTTGCCTGTCTCAAAGCTTACTTCGTCTCCGTTAGCTACATTAGCCCACGATTTAACAAAGTTGATAAGAGTCTCTTCACCAACAAAGGCGTGTCTCTCACCTGCAGCTTTCCACCAGTCAAATGAAGGCTTACCTTCTGACCATGTAGTTTGACCAACAGCATTGATGTATTGGTTCTTACCATTTTGAGATACACGAGCTTTTGGTTGTACCAATACCTCTAGTTTAATCTTAGTATCTTCATTACCTAGCCAGAACACTACTTTGTTGTATTCTTGGTCGCTAAAAGCTACTTGATAATTTGGCTCACTCTTAACTTTGATGTCTAGAGCATGTAATTCAGCCATTGTAGGGTTAACTGCGATAACGTTTACGTTAGTTAATCCTGAGTATAGTTTCATCCCTGAACCTACTACTTCTTGCGTACTTGCGTTTGATTTAATTGCCATAATTAAAATTCTTCTTCTTCGTTATTAATTTCATTTAATTGATCTTGAGCGTCCATTTCTTGACGTCCTTGGATTTCTTCTTCCCAAGATTGTCCTTGCATTTGCTCTTGTTGTTCGTCAGTATACACTTCAGTGTCTTCAATAGCATCCTTAGTTCTTAAGTCTAAGTTTTCTTTGTAGTCATCTGTAATAGTATTTACTGTACCCATAACTTCTTCGATAACTCCTTCTACTGTAGTCTGATTAGGATTAGGAGTAGTGGTAGTATCGTCAACAAAGTTAAAAGACATTTTACGCTTCTTCTTAGCTTTCTTGCCTTTTAATACTGGGTGCTTAAACATTTCTGTTAATTCCCATCCTTCTAAGCTATACTTAGCTTGGATCCCTTTGCGGTCAATCCCATTGTCTAGATCGTTTAAGATCATAGTCGTTGTAATGGTTTGCGGAGTCGGTTGTGACTCAACGCTTGCTTCTGTGTGTTGATTGGTTTCAATCATTTGTGTTAAATTTTTAACAGTTAATCAATAAAAATCTTTGACCATTCCATGGGCATGGTCTTACCCTTCAAGTGATCGCATCGACTGCCGGCTACTACATCTCCTAGTGAGTCAAATGATACCATAGTAACATCGTCTTCTCTATAGATATAGCCTACTGCGTCAGCGTTTGCGCATGTAATTTGCTTAATCTTACCTGTAAGGTCGAGGTCTTTCACAGCCACTTCCTTACCTTTCTTCTCAAGCATCTTGTCTTTCAAGTGACCAACAAGGATCACGTGATCGGCAAGCGTGTTTAATCTATCTATCCATTTCTTGTATGCCATTCTAAGGTACAGATAACCTGCACCGTTAGGCAATGAAAGGATAGACATACCTGGGTTCTTTTGTTCAAAGTTTTTACCCATTGGAGTCTTCAGGTAAATTTGTTTACCCTCTTCTTCACACCATTCTTCTAACTTAGAGATAGTATCGATAGCTACATACTTGTAAGGTTTACCCTCTTGGTATATCTCTTTTCCTATCTCTCCTAGTTCTTTTAGACTATTTACTTGTACTTTTAATGCATCTAACATGTCAGAGCCCTGTTCTAAGTCTATAATAAGACAGTCGTCTAGCTGAGCTAGCACTGTAGTCTTACCTATCTTAGGAGCACCGTAAATAATCATGTTCTTTGGTGATTTTCTACTCGCTTTTACTTTCTTCTTAGGTAGTTTACTCATTTCTTAGTCTCTTTTTTAGGACGACCAGGCTTACGTTTATGCGGTGCTTCCACTGTAAGAGCCTTTGAACGACTTTTATACTTTTTCCTCTTTTTTGGCTTTCGCATAGCATCTTTGATAAGACGCCTCTGTTCCTTTTCATACTTTTCTGGATTAAATGGTGATTTTAATGTCTCATAAAGCATGTAAGCTACAAGACTTAATAAAATTAAAAGTGCAACAGTTATTTCTGTACTCATAACAAAAATTTAAGTATAATATAAATTTTGCCCAATTCACGCTTGGTACTCTCGTTATAATAATATATGAGCCAATTAGTTTTTCTATTCGGCTCATGTATGCGGTATTACACCCGTTAGGGTATAATTAGCCACTCATTAAGCTATTTTATACCCGTTAGGGTACAATTTAGCATAATAATAAAATAGGCGCCATGTGGTTTGGCAGTATCACCTGGAATCACGAT